GGTTTTTTTATGCCTGCTCACTGGCCTTTAAATCGCGTTTAATGCCAGTTAATCTTGCCGCGCCCCGTCGCCCGTGCATATTGCCAAACGTACCGCGCCCCGCTGGCCGCTAGCCGCCAGTTAACTTTTTTAGAATTTTATCCGCTTTTTAACCCTGCGATTTTACCGGCCGCAGCAGCTGGCCGCGATTGACCGGCCGCCAGAGCTGGCCGCCGGAAAGTTAACTTTTTTCAGATTTTACCGGTTTTTTGCCGGGCAACCGCTGGCCGCCGGTTAACTTTCTAGGATTCCGGTATCGGGTCAAAAAACCGCAGAAATCCGCCAAAAATCCACGCGCCGCGCGCCGCCGCCCGCGCGCCTGCATACGCGAGCAAGGGCCATGTTTCTCTCAAATAATTATGTGAAAAACGATATGAATGTTTCACGTGAAACATTGCCTATTTTTTATGCACAAATGAGGGTCTTGTTAACTGCTTAAAAAGTAGGCATATTTACTGCACATATTTTGTGCACTAGGGGCCCCTATGGAAGTATCTGAACAAGAAGCAAAACTTCGTCTTCGTCTGGCACAGATTGAGAGGAACGAAGCGTGTCAAACTAACTTTTTGACTTTTGTAAAAAACATGTGGCCGGAGTTTATTGCTGGCCGTCACCACAAGATAATCTCTGAAAAACTAGAACGTGTTGCCACTGGCGAGTTAAAACGCCTGATAATCAATATGGCCCCACGACACACCAAGTCTGAGTTTGCTTCTTTCTTGTTTCCTGCGTGGATGATGGGTAAAAATCCAAAGATGAAAATCATTCAGGCAACGCACACCACGGAGCTTGCTGTTAACTTTGGACGTAAAACAAAGAACCTGATTGATAGTGATGATTACAAAGAAATATTCCCGGAAGTTCGTTTGGCTGCTGATAGTAAAGCTTCTGGTCGTTGGGACACTGCCTCTGGCGGGATGTACTATGCGGTGGGAGTCGGTTCCAACCTCGCGGGTCGTGGTGGAGATTTGGTAATCATTGATGACCCGCACTCTGAACAGACAGCAATGTCCGCGAACGGTTTTGATGATGCTTGGGATTGGTACACTGGGGGCCCCCGGCAACGTCTCCAGCCGGGTGGGTCGATAGTTTTAGTGCAAACGCGCTGGTCCGAAAAGGACATGACCGGCCAGTTGTTACGAGCAATGGCTAAAGATCCCTTAGCTGACCAGTGGGAAGTTGTGGAGCTTCCTGCTATTTTTGATGACGGTAAACCGTGCTGGCCAGAGTTTTGGAACCTTGAAGACCTTACCGCGGTCAAAGCATCTATACCTCCGAGCAAATGGAACGCGCAGTATCAGCAGAACCCGACGGGTGAAGAGAACGCAATTATCCCACGCCACTGGTGGAACAAGTGGGAGAAGGAAAGTATTCCTAATCTTGAGTATGTAATTCAGAGCTATGATACGGCGTTTTCAAAGCGCGAGACTGCCGACTATTCTGCGATTACAACGTGGGGTGTGTTTCGTCCTGAAGAGATTGGGGGCCCTCCGGGACTCATACTTCTGGATAGTCAGAAGGACAGGTGGGACTTTCCTGAGCTAAAACAGATTGCTTTGGAGCAGTACAAGTATTGGGAGCCGGATACTGTGATTGTGGAAGCCAAGGCTTCTGGCCTGCCTTTGACGCACGAGTTGAGAAACATGGGCATACCTGTTGTTAACTTTACGCCAAGCAAAGGTAATGATAAGATAACTCGTGTTCATTCGGTGTCTCCTCTTTTTGAAGCTGGCATGGTCTGGGCACCGGACACGGTTTTTGCGGACGAGATGATTGAAGAGGTTGCCGCATTTCCAAACGGGGAGCATGATGACTTGGTAGATAGCATGACACAGGCCCTGATGAGATATCGCCAAGGCAACTTTGTTCAGCTACCTTCTGATGACTGGGATGAGGAAGACGGGAATATGCAGGTAAGGGCGTACTACTGATGGCTGATAGTAAGGTAGACTTAGGGGCGGGCAGCTCTGATTTTAGCGGCATGTCCATGAACGAGGCGTTTGGTCTTGAGCCCGGTGATGAAGGCTACATGGGTCTGTTTCCCGGCCCTGTTTACAAAGAAGGCGACGTTATAGATGACGATCCGTATCGTGACGCAGTTGAGTTTGAACGCTCCGCGGACCGCGTATCTCCCTATGAGGGTTTTGCTGAGACGCGTACTACTATGACTGACATGGAATTTTTTCCAAGTTTGATAGACGGGAAGCTTTTTCAAAACAGTGTTTACGGTAAAACAGGCAGGCATGTTCCTATTCGTCCTCAACTAGAGGCTGACGGCAGCGTAACTGTGGTGCCTCTTGGTTTTCAGGAAGGCGGTTCTGTAGAAGAGGTCGGTATCATGGGGGCTTTGTTACGTCCCAGTATAGATCTTCCGGACTCTGCATCACAAGATATGGTCCGTCAGTCTGCGCGTGAGGGTTCTGAGGGTGCTTCTATGTTTTATCCTGAAGGGGCCCCGACATTTGAACAGGTTCTGGAGACTAAGTACGGGTATCCGGCTGACGTTGACCGCAGTGATTTTGAGACGACTTCGGAATTGATGCGGGCTGAACGTCCCCGATATGACCTTCCGACATATCAGGAGATGGAGGATGCTCGTGCTCATGCGTTGCAGACAGCTTTGCTGGCACAGCAGGTTGGTCCTGAGACAGCACAGGGACTTGGCAGTATATCCGAGTTTGTAGACAAGACTTTTCTTGGAGCCACCTCAGAGGACGTTGCGATGGACAAGCGCAACAATGCTTTTGGGGCCCAGTTGTTGAAAAAGGCAGGTATAAACGCTACGCCGCAGCAGATTACAAAGATGGTAGATCAGGCTGTTTTTGACCAGTTGGACACGGTTTTAGGGCGTGAGCCCGGTGAGCGGCGGTTCAAGTCACCTGATACCGGCATAGATATCTTCTTTCCGCGGGACAAGTACGGTTACTTCAATGTGAATAGGTACGACTAATGGCGGATTACGAAGATAGGATTATATCTGACGAAGTTCGTCGTAAAATGAAGGAAGCTGTAGACAAAGCGTTGGCAGAAGGAATTGAGGTAGAATCTAAATACTTCACCGGTAGTGATTTAGATTACATGAAAGAGTTTGCCAGACTAAACGATGCGGGAGTTATAACCGGTCTTTTTGAAGATTATGGAAGGGGTGTGAATGTCCCACGCACCCCAACTTTATTTAATTTGTTTGCTATGCAAGAAGAACTTGCTCACAACAGAGAGCCGGAGTCCCCAGACATAAGAGAACCTAAACGCATGATGAAAGACGGCACACGTTTAGAAAGTTTGCGTTTAAGAATGAAACAAGATGAATATGATGAAGAGCAAAGAGCAAAAGATGAGGCGTTAAAGAAAACTGGAGGTTTGTTGCCAGAGAGCAAAAGAACAGAAGAGTTGACCAGACGGTCATATGCAATTCGGTTTATGAACGCTATTGATGAATACGTTAAAAAAACGGGTGATTTAGAAACAAAAAAAGCATTACTTGAGCAGTATCCAGAGTTAAAGAACATAGAGCCAATTCAATATCCGGAAGGTGAGGAGCCGTTTGAAACTGGCGGCGTGGTGAGTTTGTTAGATAGAGCACAGAACATGAACCGCGATCCGAAGGGCGTGGCGAGTTTATCGTCAGTAGCTAGGAATATGAACCGCCCTATGGTAAGTATGTCAGAAGGCGGCACTGTTTCATCAGTAGGACCGTCGGCCGAGGCCCGCGATCAAGCGGCGCGGATGACTTTAATTGAGATGCAGATGGAGCCGGGTGCACGGGAAATTTTTGATAATAACCCGTATGCTCGTATTGGCTTAGATATTTTAGAGCGGGGCGAGTACCCCGATCAATCGACCGCGGACATGGGAGCGCGGCTCACGGCTCTTATCGTAGGAGAAGGCGATGTTATACCAAGTGGTTTGCGGGGGCTTACTGTTCCTAGTTATGCTCTTAGCACCGATGCACTGGGAGCCGATGAGATTCCATCCGGACTTGACTCCCGTGGCTCTTCAAAACAAACTTCTCCCGCTGAAGCCCTTGCTGAGCAAGGTGTTACAGACGGAGAAATGCCCAGAAGTGAGGGTTCAACGGCGTACTTTCTCGCTTCCGGAGAACCCGACGAAAAGATGGCATATACCGGAAGGCGTCGTACATTGCAGATCATTGCTCATGAGTTAGGCCATTTGGGTTATATGGCGTTGCAACGTAGCAACCGTCAAAAGACCGGTAACCCTCTGTATGACGCGGATGAATTTACGTTAGATGTTAAAGATTATGAAAGCTCTAGGCGTATGGGAATTAAGCCCATGGCGGATGATATACGGGCGTATGAGAATTTAACTAGCGACAAGGAGCTTATTCCGGGGATTACTCGTGGGGAATATAACAGAGCTATTTTGCGTCAACAGGAGCGTGACGCGATTAATCTAATGCAAGAACGTGGGATGCCTTTAATTGAGCAGGGACCCCCGGAGCCTCCGCCGGAGCCGGAAAAAGGCATTGGGGTCAAGTTTCTTGAGCTATTGGGCCTACAATGATACTTTGTACACAAAGGAGATAGCGCATGGCTCGTAAACCTATTGCTGGAATGGTGGACAAAAACGTCCCGTCGCAACTTGACCCTGAAGATTTAGCTGCGGAGATAGAGCTAGAATTACCCGGCTCTATGGATGACAACATCGTTGCTTTTGAAGGCATGGCAGAGAACATGAATGTTGAGGTTACGCCGGATGAAGACGGTGGTGTGACTATTGACTTTGACCCGCAGGACCAGCGTGGTGCGGGCGATGATTTTTATATGAATTTGGCTGAGGAGATGCCGGATGGTGAACTTGGCCGTATTGCGAATGAGTTGTTAGCAGAGTTTGATGCTAATAAGTCCAGCCGACAGGAGTGGGAAGATGCTTATGCTAACGGTTTGGAGTTGCTGGGATTCTCTTACGAAGAAAGAGCACAGCCCTTCAGAGGTGCTTCAGGTGTCACGCACCCGTTGCTTGCTGAGGCGGCTACGCAATTTCAGGCGCAGGCGTTCAATGAGCTGCTGCCAGCTAGTGGGCCAGTGCGAACTACTATCTTAGGCGCAGAAACTAGAGAAAAACAGCAGCAGGCACAGCGCGTCAGGCACTTTATGAACTACTACATCACCAATGTGATGGAGGAGTATACCCCAGAACTTGACCAAATGCTGTTTTACTTACCTTTAGCGGGTAGTACATTCAAGAAAGTCTACTATGACGAGACTTTAGGTCGTGCGGTGAGTAAATTTATAGCAGCAGAACACCTTGTGGTTCCTTATGAGACCTCTGATTTGGAGACTTGCCCTAACATTACGCAGGTTTTACGCATGTCTCTCAACGATTTGCGTAAAAAACAGGTGTCTGGCTTCTATTTAGACATACCTGTGATACCTGCACAGGGTGAAAATGACGCTGTAAGTGAGGAACTTAGCAAAATTGACGGTATGTCACCCACTCAGATTGACTATGACTGCACTATTTTGGAGTGTCATGTCGATTTAGACCTAGAAGGGTATGAAGACGAGGACGAAAACGGCGATCCGACCGGTATTAAGATACCATATGTTGTCACAATCAGTCAGGACAACGGTCAGATACTGTCAATTCGCCGTAATTACCGTGAAGAGGACGAATTAAAGCGAAAAATACAATATTTTGTGCATTATAAGTTTCTTCCGGGCTTTGGTTTCTATGGATTAGGCTTAATTCACACGATTGGCGGCTTGTCACGTACCGCCACAGCGGCACTGCGACAGTTAATCGACGCTGGTACGTTATCCAACCTCCCAGCGGGCTTCAAAGCCCGCGGATTGCGTATCAGAGATGACGATGACCCGTTGCAGCCCGGTGAGTTTCGCGATGTTGACGCTCCCGGAGGGGCTATTCGTGACAGCCTGATGCCGCTGCCATTTAAAGGGCCTGATCAAACGCTATTTAACCTGCTTGGGTTCGTAGTTGACGCTGGTCGCCGCTTTGCAACCATAACAGACATGAAAGTCGGGGATGGTAACCAGCAGGCGGCTGTGGGAACAACTATTGCTTTGCTGGAACAAGGCTCTCGCGTGATGAGTGCGGTGCATAAACGCTTGCACTACGCTATGAAACTAGAGTTTAAGTTCTTATCACGCGTGATGTCAGAATCCTTACCAGAAGAGTACCCTTATTCTGTAGAGGGTGCAGAAGCTTCTGTAAAAGCTAGAGATTTTGATGACCGCGTAGATGTTATACCCGTATCTGACCCGAATGTGTTTTCTCAGGCACAGCGCATAGCTCTGGCGCAAACTAAGTTACAGCTTGCTGGCGCAGCACCAGAGATGCACAACATGTATGAAGTGTACAGAGACATGTATGATGCTCTTGGTGTTAAAGACACTGACCGTATCATGCGTCGTGTGCCGGATGAAGAGCCACAACCAAAAGACCCTGCACAAGAAAACATAGATGTTTTGGACATGATACAGCTCAAGGCTTTTGAAGGTCAGGAGCATGAGGCGCACATTATGGCACATATGGTTTTTGGTTCTACACCAATGGTGGCTGGTATGCCTGCGGTAGGCATAGCTCTACAAAAGCACATCATGGAACATGTAAGAATAGCTGCAAGAGAGAGGGCTGCTGTTGAGTTTATTCAACAACGTCAAGCAGATGGCGGGCAACCTGCAACAGAAGAAGAAATGTTGGCGATAGAAAGCCTTACTGCACAGTTTGTTGCAGAGGGTATGCAGTCATTGAAACAGTTGTCACAGCAGGTATCTGGCCAAGGCCCAGATCCTCTGGTTCAGTTAAAAGAACAGGAGCTTCAGATACGGGCACAGGCAGAACAGGCCGATGCTCAGAACGACGCAGCTAAGCTAAACCTTGATGCTCAAAACCAGAGAATGAGAGCAGACCAGTTCCAGCAACGCTTGGCAAGCCAAGAACGTCAGACACAGGCTCGCATAGATGCAGCAGAACGGCGTGAATTTATTAAACAGAAGGGTGATTAAAAATTTTAGCGGAACTGGCGGCTGCAAATGCGGCCTTTCAAATTATCAAGAAGGCTGTCCAGAATACTGGGGATATAGCCAAAGCAGGAAGGGCCATATCAGATTTTGTTATAGCCAAGGAAGAGCTGCAACGGAAAGGTAATAAGAAAAAGAAATCAGGAGTCCGTTCATCTGATCTTGAAGAGTTTATGGCTCTGGAAAGTATTCGTCAAAAGGAACAACAGTTAAAACAGATAATGATATACACGGGTCGGCCCGGTCTTTGGCATGATTGGCAAAAATTTCAGGCAGATGCTAGAAAAGAACGCAGGGTGCGAGAGGAGTTGGCTAGACGCAGAAGAGCAGAACTTGCAGAAGCGATTGGTTTAGGCGCAGCGGGTCTCTTAGTTGCTTCAATGGTGGCAGGGCTTGTTGCTTGGGTAGCGTGGTTGAAGGGGATGTTTGATTAATGAGTGCAGAAGACGTAGCGAGAAAGCTTTTAGAACTTAAAATACTACCTAGATTTATGATGTTGTGCATGACGGGCGTGTATATCAGATGCATAGAATGGGCACTTTCGCAGCCAGATTTAACAACTCAGCAGGCTTCGTTAATTTCAGTTGTCACGGGTGCCATGACAGGCAGTCTGGCGGTATGGTTAAATTCTGAAAAATGAAAGAGTTTGTCCTTGTTATATCCATGTGGGGACATACAGGTGCCGAATGGATGTACGTTGGCAATCAAATAGTTTTGCAGCAATCTTTTACACAAAAACAGTGTTACCGTTTGTTACAAAAGGACATGTGGATTGCTAATTACAACAATCAGTTCTACAAGATGAATATCCAATGCTTTCCAAAAGATTGCGCTGGCAAAAGAGTGTGTGATTAATGCCTGCAAAGTTAAATGAAAACACAGAGGTAGCACTTCCGCTACGGAATATCATATCTATGGTCGCAGCAGCATCCCTTGCTACATGGGCATATTTTGGGATTATAGAGCGACTTAACCAGATTGAAACCAACATTACGATGATGGAATCTCATGTTAAGCATAACACAGAGTTCAGAATAAAGTGGCCAAGAGGTGAGATGGGCAGTCTGCCTGCTGATAGCGAACAGTTTATGCTTATAGAGCATTTGGCAGATCAATTAGATGAACTATCTACGCAAATTGATGAGGGCCGTGCTCCACATGACCAACAGCAAAAATTAACCTTGGAGTTCTATGAAAAAAGAATTAGTGCTATCGAAACAAGGTTAGAGATAATGAGAAACGGTAATGATAACTGAGGCTATAACTCTGATACTTTATCTTGGAGGCGACGTTACAGAACATACGCCATACGAAAAGATATCTAAGTGTCTGAAAGCAAAGCGCACAATAGAACGTAATTTGTATAAAAATACAGGAAATGTTCGTTATTCTTGTGAAAATAGAGTAGTAGAGATAGCTAAAGGAAAAGATGATTCCACATACATCGTGAGGATAGTAGAATGATACAGGCACTTCTTGGTCCAATCTCCTCTTTAGCAGGCACATGGCTAGAAGGTAAGGTTGAAGAAAAAAAGGCTGTAACAGGCGCAAAGGTGGCTAAAGCTAAAGCTGAAGCTACGATAATGGAAAAAAAGGCCACGGGCGAGATCGACTGGGATCTTAAAATGGCTGATGCTTCTGCACACAGTTGGAAAGATGAGTGGCTAACAATTCTTTTTAGCATACCATTAATTTTAAGTTTCTGTGGAGAGTGGGGCAGAGAGATTGTTCAGAACGGTTTTACGGCTCTTGAGGCCATGCCGCAGTATTATCAATATACCCTTGGGGTTATCGTGAGCGCGAGCTTTGGAACACGCGCAGCCACGAAGTTTTTTGGAAAGAAATAATTATGAATAAAGACAAATTGTGTGAAGAAATCGCTGAAGACGAAGGCTGTAAATACGAGATATATTTGGACCATCTTGGTCTGCCAACTTTCGGAATTGGTGCGCTAATTAAAGAAGGCGACCCCGAATACGGCAAGCCTGTAGGCACTGTCATAGAACAAGAGCGTGTTCAACAAAGGTTTCATTTGGACATGGCTGTAACACTTGATGAGTGTAAGGTTTTGTATCCAGACTTTGATGACCTACCAGAGGAATGCCAACACATTATTGCAAACATGATGTTTAATCTGGGCCGTCCTCGTTTATCTAAATTTAAAATGATGAAAGCCGCTGTAGACGCAAGGGACTTCAATGCCGCAGCCGATCAGATGGTCGACTCGCGTTGGTACACTCAGGTGCCTAACCGCGCACGGCGTTTAGTAGACCGCATGAGAGCTCTTGCAGAAACATCCTGATGTGTTATAAGAACACATAAGATTTAATGCGGAGTTATCAGAGTGGATGAAATATATTTTGCTGAGGCCGTTTTTCGGATTGTAAAAGAGCGGCGTCAGGCTATTTACGATTTGTTAATTTATGACAATGTAAATAGCATGGAGCAGTATCGTGAGCTCATGGGAAACTTAAAAGCCCTAGATCACGTGGAACAGGAACTCAAGAGCCTGCTAGATAAACAGGAGCAAAGTAATGACTGAGGCGCAAAAGGTTAACATTGACGATGTAGCAGAGGGAGTCGCCAACCTCACAGAAGCTTACAAAGATGTCACTGATAAAGTATTGGACCCCGAAGCCATAGGTGGTTCACTTCTAGAAAGGATGCCAGACCCGACGGGCTGGCGTTTGCTCATTCTACCCTACAGGGGCAAAGGCAAGACTGATGGTGGTATTTACCTGCCAGACAAGGTTGTTGAAGAGCAAACAGTATCTACACAGGTTGGCTATGTCCTAAAAGTAGGGCCTCTGGCTTATAAGGACACAGAGAAGTTTCCCTCTGGTCCATGGTGCAAGCAGTCTGATTGGGTAATGTTTGCCCGTTATGCTGGCTCGCGTTTCCGTATTGATGGTGGTGAAGTTCGCATCTTAAATGATGATGAGATCTTAGCTCGTATCAAAGAACCTGAAGATATCCTGCATTTCTAGGAGAAATAAATGGCAGAAGACAAAAAAGAACAGATTGAATTAGATCTGGACGATGCTCAGGAAACTGAAGTTGAAATAGGTGGCGAAGAAAAAGAACAAGACGTTCCCCTCGCTGCGGAGTCAGAAGACTCCGATGATAATTTTGAAAAAGCAAAAAGTAAGACGCAAATGCGAATTGATCGTCTTACAAAGAAAATGCGAGAGGTTGAGCGTCAAAGAGAAGAGGCCATACAGTACGCTAAAAATGTACAGGCTGAGGCACAACAGTTAAAAAGTCGTATGGACGCTTTGGACACCAACTATGTCCAAGAGTATAGTAATCGTGTGGAAACTCAAACAGCCTCTGCTGAACAAGAGTTGGCTCGCGCTATAGAGATTGGGGATACTAACGGTGTTGTTGAGGCACAGAGGAAGATCACCAGACTCGCGATTGAAAATGATCGCGCGGAACAGGCTAAAGCTCAGCAAGAACGCTATGCCCAACAGGCTAAAGCTCAACAGGAAGCGCAGGTACAAGCACCTATGCCTCAGCAGCAACCTCGCCGCCCGGACCCGAAGGCGGAACAGTGGGCGTCGCGTAATGACTGGTTTGGTTCAGACGAGGCTATGACATATGCTGCTTTTGGTATACATAAAAAGCTTGTTGAGAACGAAGGGTTTGACCCGCAGTCTGATGACTACTATAATGAATTAGACAAGCGTATGCGGACAGAGTTTCCACATAAGCTTAACGGTGGTAGCAAACGGCCCGCTCAGACGGTTGCTTCCGTATCCCGCAACAGTTCTGGGCGCAGTAGTGGGAAAACGGTTAGACTCACCCCTAGCCAAGTCGCAATAGCGAAGAAATTGGGTGTGCCGCTTGAAGAATACGCGAAATACGTGAAGGAGTAAGAGAATGTCCGAAAAACAAAATGAAATGTTTGAAGGTGCCATAGATCGTGCTTCTCGCGCAAAAACCTCTAGGGAGAAAACGGCTAGGCGTAAGCCGTGGGCTCCCCCGTCTATGTTAGACGCACCGCCTGCACCGGATGGATATAAGCATCGTTGGATACGAGCTGAAACTCGTGGTTTTGACGATACTAAAAATATCAGCGCAAAGTTGCGTGAAGGTTATGAACTTGTCCGTAGTGATGAGTATCCAGACTTTGAAGCTCCGGTTATCGACTCAGGTAAATATGAAGGTGTGTTTGGAGTAGGTGGTTTAGTTCTTGCTCGTATACCAGATGAAACTGTGGCTGAAAGAACAGCTTACTTCAACTCAAGAAGTGCTGATCAGATGGAAGCAGTCGATTCTGATATGATGAGAGAGAACGCTCATTCGACTATGACGATTAATAAACCTAATCGTCAATCTCGTGTAACTTTTGGTGGCCCGCAGAAATGATGGCTACCTTTTTGTCAACTAGGAGAGACTAATGGCAAATACCCTAACAGGTGGTTTTGGCCTTCGTCCTATTGGTAAAACGGGTGGTAATCCCAATAACAACGCTACAACGATGTATGAGATTGCCAACAACTACACAACCGCTATCTATAATGGTGGGATTGTTATCCCACTAGCTTCTGGAACTATTGCGATCTCAGATCAAGCAGTGGCTCCTCTTGGCGTTTTAGGTGGTGTTGAGTACGTTGACTCCGTAACTGGTAAGACTACCCACCTTAATTATTGGCCCGGTTCAAATGCTGTAAGTGTTAACACCAACTTCCCGGTGAAAGCTTACGTATATGATGACCCGATGCAGCTATATGTTGTAGTGGCAGATGGCACTAACACAGACCGTGCAACCGCACGGGCTGACATTTTTGCTAACTGTGACATGGCAAGTGTTAACAACGGTAGCACTAATACAGGCAAGTCTTCAGACATGTTAGATATTAGCACCGCTGCAACCACCGCAAATCTGGATGTTCGTATTGTTGGCCTCTATGAAGAGGAAGGTAATACTGATTATTCAGCGGTTGGACATCAGTACATTGTTCGTTTGAACGCACCGTTTAACTCAGGCTTTGCTGCCGCCGTAGGCACCGCAGCAAACACCGGCATATAGGAGGCTAGGACATGGCTATTTCAAGAGCACAACTAGCTAAAGAGCTAGAACCCGGTCTGAATGCACTTTTTGGGCTTGAGTACGACCGTTATGAGAATGAACATGCTGAGATCTATGTAGAAGAAGCCTCAGATCGTTCTTTTGAAGAAGAGGTGATGCTCGGTGGATTTTCAACAGCACCAACTAAAGAAGAAGGCGCAGCCGTCTCTTTTGATGATGCTCAAGAAACATTTACCGCACGGTACACACATGAAACAATCGCTTTGGCCTTCTCAATCACTGAGGAAGCTATCGAAGATAACTTGTATGACCGTTTGGCATCTCGTTACACTAAGGCTCTGGCCCGTTCTATGGCCCAGACCAAACAGATTAAAGCTGCGGCTATCTTGAACAACGCGTTCACAGCAGGCGCATCTGCAATCGGTGACGGTGCAGCACTTTGCTCTTCATCACACCCATCTCTTTCAGGCAACCAGCGTAACTTGCTGTCAACTGCCGCTGATTTGAATGAAACTTCACTTGAGCAAATGTTGATAGATATCGCAGGCTTGACTGATGAGCGCGGTCTGAAGATTGCTGTTCGTGGTACAAAGCTGATTATTCCAAAAGAACTGCAATTTATTGCAGAGCGAGTAATCAACTCAAACCTGCGTTCAGGAACTGCTGATAACGATGCAAATGCTATTAGGAATATGGGAATGCTGCCCGAAGGCGCGGTGGTAAACCACTTCCTGACAGATACAGATGCATTCTTTATCAAGACTGATGCACCTAACGGTTTCAAATACTTTAACCGTTCTCCAATCAAAACTGCTATGGAAGGTGACTTTGACACCGGTAATATGCGGTTTAAGGCACGTGAGCGTTATAGCTTTGGTGTCTCAGATTGGCGTTGTGTGTTCGGCACACCGGGCGCAGCATAAGACTTCCGTTTGAGAACAGAAAGAGCGACTTCACAGTCGCTCTTTTTTATTGTATTGTTAGTTATCCTGACAACTCCATTGGGGGGTTGACACTAGCCAAGACAGGAGAAGTGAATGGCTAACACGACTTTTAACGGTCCCGTTCGTTCTGAAAACGGTTTTAAAACGATTATTAAGAACTCCTCAACAGGTGCTCTTACTAATGAAATGACCCTTTCTACCTACAGTACTTCTATAACAGTTGCTGCTACAGGAACTGCTCACAAGGAGTCTTCAATAGGTATTCCAGCTAATTTTATACCTATGGGCGTAGCAATTACAGTTACAAGTGCTGCTGCTAACGCGGTTAATCTTGTAGATATTGGTACTGATACAGATACAGATGGTTACGTAGATGGCATATCCGCCGCCATAAATTCTACAGGCTTTAAAGGTTTCTTTCCTTGTAACGGTGCATTAGGAATGTCTGGTGGTGCTACGACTGCGGCAGATACCACTGCTGACGAAGTAGAACTAGTTGTTTCTGGTACAGCCGGTGCTGGGGGTGTTATTGCGTTGAAGTTTTTCGGTATTTCTTCCGACGCTCCAACTTCTTAATGGGAGTTTGAAATGTCTGATTCTGATGTAAGAACAAAGCGGATTACAGGCACAGGATCTTTATCTGTAGGCCCCGCCCGTATTCGTCAGATACAGTTGAAGACGGCCTCTGGCACACCTCGTCTAACCGTTACTGATGGTGACGGGGGGTCTACTGTGTTAGATTTGGATTTTAACGCTTCTGATACACACTCTGTTAACATCCCAGCAAATGGTATTCGTGTGAGCGATATTTACGTAAGTGCTCTCACAAACATAACTGCGGCAACTATATTCTTCAACTGACGAGAGTTGTATGGCAGAGCGTAAAAAAGCTAAAATGCCGCCCCGAAACAAAAAGAATTTCCGTCCCACAAAGGCTGGGGCGGGAATGACTAAAGCTGGGGTGGCCGCTTACAGGCGAGCAAATCCCGGATCTAAACTAAAAACGGCTGTTACAGGAAAAGTAAAACCCGGCAGTAAAGCCGCAAAGAGAAGAAAGTCTTTTTGTGCTCGCTCTGCTGGTCAGATGAAAAAATTTCCTAAAGCAGCTAAAAACCCAAATAGCAGGCTACGGCAAGCTCGTAAAAGATGGAAGTGCTAATGAAAGCCGACGATGTTTTAAAGCTTTTGGAAAAGCATGAAGAAGAGTGTAACCGACGCTATGCTGAAATACAGAAACAGCTAGATAAACTAGACGTGCGTTTGTGGGGCATAGCAGGTTTAATAGTTGCAGCAGCCGTCGTGCAGAAGGTGTTTTAAATGACCAGTGCAGTGAGAATAGGGGCAGCCGCATGTCCTGTACCTAAACGTGCTACAAGAAGCGTAGTTCGTATGAAAAAAGGCGGAAAGGTTAAGAGTGGTGGGAAGATTTGTCCGGAGGGAAAAGCATGGGCTAAAAGGACGTTTGATACATATCCGTCAGCGTATGCAAACTTGGCAGCCTCAAAATACTGTAAAGACCCAAACTATGCTAAAAAATCAAAAGGTGGAAAAAGAAAAGGTCGATAGATGTTAACAGGAAGAGCTAAAACGCAAGTTAAAAAGGTGGCTAAAAAACTAAGAAAGGCATCTAAAGCACATGCAGGGCAAGCTAAAACATTATCTAAGTTGGTGAAAAATGGGAAACGCAAAAGATCCTAAAAAAGGCACCGGTAAAAAACCTAAAGGGTCTGGTCGTCGGCTTTATACGGATGAAAACCCTAAAGACACCGTGTCGATAAAATTTGCTACACCTGCTGATGCGAGGGCTACAGTTGCTAAAGTTAAAAAGATAAATAAACCTTTTGCTAGAAAAATACAGATACTTACAGTTTTGGAGCAAAGAGCTAAAGTAGCGAAGAAACCTGAACAAGCTAGAATAGCAAAGGCGGGTAAAGAGGCCATACGTAAGCAGCATAGGAGAGCTTAATGGCTAAAGCTAAAAACTGTAAAAACCCTAGAGGTTTTACACAGATAGCTTCTTGTAAAGCACAAGGCAAAATAAAAAGAACTGGTGGAAAGCACAAAGGAAAAAAGGTAAAGTCTAGGAAGTATGGAGGCCGTGCATAATGGGACAATTAAAGCAATGGCTTAAACAGGACTGGGTAAGGATTGGAACAGATGGCTCTATCAAAGGCCCATGTGGTACTTCAAAAGATAAGAAAAACCCTGATCGTTGCTTGCCTAGATCTAAAGCTAATAGTTTATCCAAGAGTGAACGCGCTGCGACTGCGCGTAAAAAGAAAAAAGCGGGAGCTAAAGGAAAGACTACGGTCGCTAATACAAAACCTGCAAAGGTAACAAATTTAAGGAAAGGAGGGGCTGTAACACGCCCTAAGAGACCTTTTAGGGGAAAAAAGATTCCCGGAACTGTTGTAGCACGTGGTTGCGGTGCTGTAATGGCTAACAGAAGAAAACGCACCAAAATTGCATAGGAGCAAGTAATGGCAAAAGAATTTATGACAATGGATGAGTATGCATCTAGCCTTGTTGGAAATGTAGCCCCTACCATGAAGAAAAAAGGCATGGCTAAGGGAGGTAAAGTCCAGAAGATGGCCAAAGGCGGCATGATGAAGAAAAAAGGTTATGCTAAAGGTGGTGCTGTCGGCATGAAGAAGAAGGGCATGGCTAAAGGTGGCAAGGTCCAGAAGATGGCTAACGGCGGCATGATGAAGAAAAAAGGCATGGCTAAAGGCGGTAAGGTCCAAAAGATGGCCAGAGGCGGCATGATGAAGAAGAAGGGCATGGCCAAGGGCGGCAAGGTATAAGACCTTGCCCTATCTTCAAAGTAATATTCCGCATTTCAAATGCTGGGTGCGGAGAGAGTATACATGTAACCATTCTAATTATCATGGCGAGTTTCTTCACGCTATGGCGATTGCGGTTACCACGATGCCCGGTCGGTGTTTAAGCTTTCAGATGATATTCACCGGCTGTGAAACGGATGGCACGGATGAACAGAACGTGCATGGGGGAGCGATGTGGGCTAGAATGCCCATAACTGCGCTTGTTGCAGACACCCCCTTTGAAGAATGGCCAGAACCTATGCCTGTCCATTTGGCGCAGCCTTGGGACTGTATGTCCCATACACACGCAGTTTATCGTTTAGATCGGGCTCATCCGTGCCCTTGGATAGCTAAAATAGGGCCTGAGTTTTACCCGGCTAAGTACTATTTTACAGTAGATTATACTGAAAGTGAGATAGCTGATGACCCGGCACAACATAAGCAAAGCCATGTTTTGGAGCTTTTGGATGCTGGTCCTTATACTGGTAACATCGTTGCTCTGCCTAACAATCGTGTGAGGGTCACACATCCAGCTTGGTTTGAAACAGGTGAGGGTGCGCCAGATTTCTTGCCATCTCAGCATATACACTATTCAAAATCAGATTTAGACTATACAATGGATGTGAACCAGATATTTGATAACTTGTATGCGAAAGATAAGTGATGGCTGTTTCTGGAAGTGTAGATTTTGAATTAGACGTATCTGATTACGTAGAAGAGGCTTTTGAACGGTGTGGCTTAGAGGTTAGAACAGGTTATGACCTTAAAACCGCGCGACGTTCCCTTAACTTGATGTTAGCTGAGTGGGCCAATCGTGGTCTTAATCAGTGGACTATAACACAACGAACCCAAGCCTTAACCTCCGGGACAAGAACATACGCCCTGTCCACGGATATAATAGACATATTAAGTGCCGTTGTAACGCGTAGTAGCACGGATTTTTCTTTAACAAGAGTTAGTCGGGATGACGATTTAAACATTCCTACTAAATCCACCACCGGTAGACCCACACAGTTTTTCTTGGATAGACAAGTAACGCCCAGCTTACGTTTATGGCCAACACCAGATAACAGCACGGATGTGGTCGTTTACAATGCTTTAACACGCATAGATGACGCTGATACTGCGGTAAACACTTTGGATGTGCCTTTTAGGTTCTATCCTTGTTTAGCGGCTGGTTTAGCCTACTATCTTTCACTTAAACGCGCTCCTGAACGCACTCAAATGTTAAAAGTTATATATGAGGAAGAGTTTGAAAGAGCTATGGGAGAGGACAGAGATAGAGCTAGTTTCACAGTGACTCCGGAATATGCTTACTTTAGGGCAAATTAATGGCTAGATACGCCTCTGGAAAAAACTCCTATGCTGTATCTGATCGCTCTGGAATGCGATACAGGTATCGCGACATGCGTAAGGAATGGAACGGTCTTTTAGTAGGTAAAGACGAGTTTGAAAGAAAACATCCTCAACTTGGGCCTTTTAAAAAAGTGCATGATCCACAAACACTTAGAGAGCCTAGACCAGATACCAACAACATATTTAACGCTAAGGTTCAGTTTCCCGTTTTTAACATAACTACTTTGCGGCATGAGCTGGTTCCTCAAGCAGAGGGTAAAGTTGGCACAGTTACTTTTAGTGA